ATGTTAAAGCGTACGCAGCTATTTCTGACGATGAGCAACTAATTAAAGATAACTATAGTTTAATGCAATTGTATAGTCCAAGTTTGTCTATACAAACAAAACAAAGCATTGACTGGACTATAGAGGAATTTCAATATATGTTCAATAACACTGAGACCAACGTGATGATGTATCAAGATGGAATCAATCAAATTAACTGGTCCGATATGTTTCGCGAATTTAAAAGACTTCGCAGGGATAACAAAAAACGATGACAACATTAGAAATAATCTTATTGTGTGCTATTTTAGCCAATATGACATGTTGTGCTTTTAAAATGAAAAAGCACTAATTATTGTCTTACATAAGGAGAATAAATTATGTCGTGGTTAAAACCTATAGTCTTTGAAAATAACCCCATCCCAGTATGGCTTTCAAAGCTTGCGCCTATTGAAATCAATGCGCTTAGCTTTGGTCCATTTGTGATTTGTCGAGGCAAGCTTTCTGAGGAGACCCGGCGCCACGAAACAATCCATTTTCATCAACAATTGGAAATGCTTTTTGTTTTTCAATGGGTATTATATGGACTGTTTTATATTATTGGGCGTTTTACTACCGGCTCATGGAAGATGTCTTATTATCATAATCCTTTTGAAATGGAAGCATATGCTCATCAAAGCGAAAAAGATTATCTCAAAAGACGAAAATTATGGGCTTGGACAAAATATCTTAAAACTTTAAAAGCTGAATAAGACTATTTATCATATATATGAAAATATCAAAGACTCAACTAAAACAAATCATTCGCGAAGAAGTTCACGCGTTACGCCTGGAAAAATACGATAAAGACTTTTATTTGCTAAATGAGGGTCTTATCACAGAAGCAGAATTTTTAAAAAGGCTTGGAAGAAAAGCGCTTCCGTGGGCTACAGCAGCTGCCATGGCTGCGGGTTCTTTAGCTGGACCATCAACGGCATATGCCGAACCCCCACCAGTAGCCGCTGCCAGTGTTGAGGTTTCTCAAAACATGAATCTGTTTCTAGAAAAATACCCGGCTGCTGGCAACAAAAGAACGAAAAAGTTATTAAACAAATTCGTTCAAACAAAAGCCTCGCAAGCAAAAAAACAGATTAGCGACACATATATGTCAGATCAAAATTTTGATTCTTTCGCGAGATTCATTAGAAGCTTGGAAGGATTTGAAAACCAAGATATGCAGGCATTAGAAGCAAATTGGAAAGTTTACAGCGCCGCCATAGAAAAAAGACTAGATAGTATGCAAGTGGTTTCATACTATGACGACATTGATAGTGTTCCGTCATCTTATATCGAAAGAAATATACCTGCGTTTTATGACTCTGTTGAGAAAAAGATATTCATTAATCCACTCTTTTATATCAATAATGGCGGCTTTAACCATACAGATTTTAGTGAAGACCTGAAGGAAGAATATATCCACGCAGCTCAATTCGCAGCAAAAGAAGAACTTAGAATGCCCGTTGCTCATATGCAAGCAAAATCGGCGTCAGATCTGGGGATATTTCTAACACAGGAACAGTCTGGAATTAGCCAGACGGCTTATAATTATTTAACGTCTCCACAGGAATTTCATGCCAAAATGTTTAAGCTTAAAAGCAATTTAGCGAAACAAAGTCCTGAAAGCTTTGATGGAAACGGACAAATTAAGAAAGAAGCACTTCTGAGACTAATGGATTCGGAAAGCTCACCAGAAATACTCAAAGTGCTTGACCCAAGTAAAATTGATAAGGTCTTGGAATTTTTTAATATGGTTGCTCAGACTGATACACAAAAAACTTCACAAATAACTTGATCTATCAAATATATTATGTTAATCTTAAACCATACTTAGAACTCACTGGAGGAGTTAAATGAAAACCTTTTTAGTTACATTGTTCGTTAGCACTACCTTTGCATTGTCTGCCGCAGCCGTCCCCCCTGGAAACTCCAATTCGAATACTCGATCTAAATTCTATGATTTTGGAGATCAGGTGATTGATGGACAAATTAAACGCCCGATTGGCACCTATACAAGCGCTCGTGAAGCGACAAAATTCAGCCGCCTGCTTCGTCTTAAAAAATCTTTCCTTCCTAAGCTTTTTACTACGTCCAAAGAGCGTGTTTTTAAATAAAAATATTTTAATAATCGTATCGTTGAGTTATAAAATAGATTGACTTTTGATAAAAACTGTTTTATACTTACTCTATATTCTTAAATGACCGAGGAAAAATGAAAAATTTAGGTGTGTTTGGAAAAGCTTTCCAAGAAAACTTGTGTAAGTTGTTGGTGTATGATCGATCTTTTTGTGACCAGATGCAAGAAGTGTTAGACGTTGGATTTTTAGAATTAAAATATCTTCAAGTGTTTACGAGCAAACTCTTTGATTACAAAGACCAATACAAAACCCATCCCACAAACGGAACTTTAAATTCTATATTTAATACGGAATTAGAGCTTGAAAATGAAGTAATACGAAAACAAATAAATGATTATTTTGTGAGAATTCAAGCATTTCCTGATGTAGCTGACAAAGAATATGTTAAAAATAAGAGTTTAGATTTCTGTCGCAAACAAGTGCTAAAGAACGCGATGATGAAATCAGTTCCTCTTCTTAATGAATGTTCATTTGAAGAGATAGAAACTCTCATTACCAAAGCTCTTCGATTAGGCATGGATAACGATTTTGGTTATGATTATATAAAAGATTTTGATGAAAGATTTATGGAAACATGTCGAAATCCTATATCCACCGGCTGGGCTAAAATCGATAAAATTACGAAAGGTGGTCTGGGCACTGGAGAACTCGTAGTAGTTATAGCTCCCACCGGCGCCGGCAAATCTCACGTTCTCGTGCATCTAGGAGCCCAGGCAATAAAACAAGGTAAAAACGTTGTTCATTTTACATTAGAATTGGGCGATACCATCGTTGCCAAACGATATGATGCCTGCCTTACCGGTATTAACTTAGACGATGTTATAAGTCAAAAAGAAGCCATATATGAGCATATTAAGGATATAGACGGGCAGCTGATTGTCAAAGAGTATCCTACAAAATCAGCCACAACTGTTACGATTAAGAATCACTTAGAAAGGATTCGTCAAACACAGATGGAAATTGACATGATTATTGTAGATTACGGTGATTTGTTGCGAAGTACCATCGCTAATAAAAGAAACTCAGAGAAACGACATGAGCTAGAAGGCATATATGAAGAACTGCGCGGCATAGCTCAAGAGTTTGAATGCCCCTTAATTACGGCATCTCAAACCAATCGAAAGGGCTTAAACGAAGAAGTAATCACAATGGAATCTATTTCAGAAGCATTTAATAAATGCTTTGTAGCTGATTTTATCATAAGCCTATCGCGTACCATTAAAGATAGAAATTCCAATATTGGTCGTTTGTTTATTGCAAAAAACAGAAATGGTCCCGACGCTATTATATATTCTGTTTTTATGGACACAGGAACGGTTACAATAAAAGTATTAGAGCAAGATGATGTACAAAGAATTCAACAACAAGAGCAAGACAGAAAAAACAAGTCGGACATGAGCACAGCACGCAAAGTTTATAAAATGATGAAGGAGACGCAAACATGACGCAAGGACTAGCTAATAAAATCTTATCGGACATAACAGTGCATATGAAGTATGCTAAATATTTACCTACTAAAGACCGCAGAGAAACATGGAAAGAATTAGTTAGTAGAAACAAAAAGATGCACACTAAGAAGTTTCCTGAGTTACGTGAGCAAATCAATGATGCTTATAAGTTTGTGTATGACAAAAAAGTGCTTCCTTCAATGCGTTCCATGCAATTTGGCGGGAAATCTATTGAGGTTGCGCCAAATCGCATATTTAATTGCGCATATTTGCCTATTGATGATTGGCGTTCCTTTGGTGAAACAATGTTTTTGCTTCTAGGTGGCACCGGCGTTGGCTATAGTGTACAATTCCATCATATAGAAGCGCTTCCAGAGATAGTTAAACCATCAACCAAGCGCACTAGACGACATCTTATTGGAGATAGCATTGAAGGATGGGCTGATGCGGTTAAAGTGCTCATGAAATCTTATTTTGTGGGTGGTTCTAAGATTCGTTTTGATTATAGTGATATTCGCCTCAAAGGCGCACGCCTAGTCACTTCTGGCGGCAAAGCGCCTGGACCTCAACCTCTTCGTGAATGCCTCGTTAAGTTAGAGGGTATTTTAGCCGAGAAAGAAACAGGCGATAAACTTACATCTATTGAAGTTCACGATATGGTCTGTTATATTGCAGATGCTGTTTTGGCTGGTGGTATTCGCAGAGCCGCCCTTATCTCATTATTTAGCGCAGGCGATGATGAGATGATATCAGCTAAAACTGGAAATTGGTGGGAGAAAAATCCTCAACGTGGACGCGCAAATAATTCTATTGTGTTGATGCGCCACCGCGTTACAAAAGACTTTTTTATGGATTTGTGGGCTCGCGTCCAAGCTAGTGGTGCGGGAGAGCCAGGGTTTTATTTTTCCAATGATAAAGATTGGGGTACCAACCCCTGCTGCGAAATTGGACTAAGACCATATCAATTCTGCAATCTTACAGAGATTAATGTTTCTGACGTGTCATCTCAAGAAGATTATGAAGAGCGCGTAAGAGCCGCAACGTTCATAGGCACCCTACAAGCCAGTTATACTGATTTTCATTATCTACGTGATGTATGGCGCAGGAATACTGAAAAAGACGCGTTAATAGGCGTATCCATGACTGGCATTGCATCTGGAGCAGTCTTAACACTCGATATGAAAGCAGCTGCCAAGATTGTCAAAGAAGAAAATAAGAAGACCGCTAAAGCTATTGGTATTAATGCAGCTGCTCGTACTACATGTGTAAAGCCAGCTGGAACGACCAGTTTAACTTTGGGCACTTCTAGTGGTATTCATGCATGGCATAACGATTATTACCTTCGTCGTTTAAGAGTCGGTAAAAATGAATCCATTTATACTCATATGGCGATTTATCACCCTGAACTTGTTGAGGATGAATATTTTAGACCTCATGATACTGCGATTATTTCTGTGCCACAAAAAGCCCCTGATAACGCTATTTTAAGGAATGAAAAAGCGCTGGACCTTCTTAATCGTGTCAAACATGTTAGCCAAGAATGGGTTAAACATGGTCACAGAAGAGGGCAAAACACTCATAACGTTTCTGCGACTATTTCGATTGCGGAGGAAGAATGGGATAGCGTAGGAGAATGGATGTGGGAAAATAGAAAAGTTTATAATGGCTTATCGGTTTTGCCCTATGACGCCGGCACTTATATTCAGGCGCCTTTCGAAGACTGCAGTGAAGAACAATATAACTATTTTATTTCTAAACTAAGCGATATCGACCTTAAAAAAGTAGTAGAACTAGAAGATAATACAGATCTTAAAGGTGAACTTGCTTGTGCGGGCGGTGCGTGTACCATCGATGCTCTTTAAAGAGTGAAGAGAATTTGTCCACAAGAGTATAAAAAAGTTTCTGAAAACAACACTTGACTTTTAAATATATTATATTATAATGCTAATATTGGTTTTAACAAGGAGATAATATGAGCCAGCTAAATTTAACAGTAATTGAAGATTCCGTAGATGAAGAAGCCACCAAAGAACAATATGTAGTGAACTATCTTAAATCCATGCTTGCTTTGGAAGAAGCCATGGAGCCCTATAAAGAGCAAAAGAAAGAACTTCGCGCGGAGTATATCGAAAATGAATGGCTAAGTAAGGATGAGATTTGGTCTGCTGTAAGGGCATTTCGTCTATATAACCAAGCCGCAGACTTAGATGAACTAAATGATATGTTCGAACTCATTGAAAAACAGTTTGGAGCGCAGGAGCAGCCATGAACTTCATTCCGATCAACCGCCACGTTTTGCTAGGCGATATCCCTCAAGACGTAGTTAAAGATAAGCCAACAATTCTCTTGCCGGAAGAATATACAGCTAAAATTAGTCCATATGCAGTGTATGAGGTTATACAATGTTCTTCGGACTGCTCCAAGTTAAACGTTGAGGATATAGGCAAACTAGTAGTAGTTAATCAGTCTATGGTTGAAGTTGTTAGTGTAGACCAAGGAGAATTTTTGCTTATTCTGGAAAATCATCTATATGGTGTGCTAGAGGACTAAAATGCAAATTAGCGTTGAGCTATACGGTGATGAAATAGGCAAAGTAGATTATGTAGCACACATGGGTGATGACCGTACGGTGGTTAATAGCGCTAGAGTCTCTTTTGGGAAAGAAGTAGAAAATATGTCCAAAAGAGACGAAAAGCTTATTAGCTACCTAATCCAACATAGGCATACATCCACTTTAGAACACTGCAGCGTTACATTTCGTTTCAAAGTGCCTTTGTTTATTCGTTCTCAGCATCATCGCCATCGCACGTGGTCTTATAACGAAATTAGTAGGCGGTATACAGATTTTAATTTAGAATTTTATGAACCTAAACTATTTAGACAGCAAAGTGAATCAAACCGACAAGCTTCAACAGATTGTTTGTTTGATCCATACTTGGAAGGTGTATTAGGTTTGGCTTCTGAAGTAACCAAAGAGCATAATGAATCGTCTATCTATCTTTATAATAGTCTTTTAGACGCCGGTGTCTGTCGAGAGCAAGCAAGAGGAGTATTACCTCAAAACTTGTATACTGAGTATTATGGCACCGTCAATCTTAACAATTTATTAAAATTTGTTGATTTACGTATTCACGAAGGAGCGCAATGGGAAATCCAACAAGTTGCTAAAGCGTGTAAAGACATTGCAAGAGATCTTTTTCCAATTACCGTAAAAGCTTTTGAAAAGCATAGGATGAAAAATCATGATAGCTGAATATCTTTGTATAGCCGTATTAAACATGGGCATGCCCAATGCAGAATATGCATGTGAACAAATGGAACACGTAGTCAATGCGTCTGCAGACTTAGACTTTCAGCCCGAAGTGTTGGTGGCGCTAATTCATTATGAAAGTAGGTGGAATCCTCGCGCAATTAGCGGAGGGGGAGCTTGTGGTTTAACTCAGGTTCTCCCTCGTTGGACCAGCCCGCGCAAAGACTGTCAGCAACTGTTGTTTGCACCAATTAGCATATATGAAGGAACTAAAATGCTCCGTCGCTGGATGGATAAGTTTGGTCGTGGTAAGCTATCACGCGCTCTGTGTGGGTATAACGCTGGCTATAGTTGCCGCGCAACGACAAGCAGAGGCTGGTCGTATGCTCGCAAAATACAAAGAATGGCACGTCGAATTAGAGCGCAGGCGAACTTAATTGAAGAAGACGGCTGTTGATTTGACATTAAAATAACGACTTTAACAACGAGTAGCACTATTTACAACACAGCAATATAGTTAGAAAAATTGCTTTAAGGAGACTATAATTATGATTGATTTGGCAACAGCAGTATTAATATATGCTAGCATTCTCGCTACCCCAACCGCGACAGTCCACGTGCCATTCTTCCCTAATGGAGAAGGAGCACAAACCGACCATCATACCGCAGTGGTAGAAGTGCATAGACAACAGACAATGACTACTTTAATTAAAGTTAAAAATGATTTCTTTGTTCCTAGCGCTAGCAATCCTGATGAAATGAAGCAAGGCATACTAATTTTAGATGCTGTGCAAGGCACATCGCTACGGGGAACCACAACTACAGAGCAAAAGTGATATATCCTGTCACTATTGGCTCTTGTGTTAAGTCTCTTCAACATGCTTATCAAAATAAAACTAAAATAATCTTAAATCAACTTGCTTTTCCGGATAGATTTGAGCCCTCACACGTTAAAAGCGCGTGGGGGCTTCTTTATACTAAATTAATGTTAGATGGATCAGTTATAGGTGGAGATACTGTGAAGACTATTCGCGTCACAGACGACTTTATACAAGTTGTGTGCGAGAGAAACATTATTAATAAAGTTGAATACAAGTCCTTAAGTGTTTTTTCAGATAAAAATATCATAGGTCTACCAGACACAATAGAAGAAATAGATGAATATAAGGTCATAGATGTTTTAAGAGCTACGTCGCTAGCAATGCCGTATAAACATAAAATTATTGTATGTGATGATAATCTAGTTAGCAAACTTCACATTATAAAAGAAAGCAATATTGTAGCTACTGAAATATATGCTTTGTCGCAGCTAAACAAAACTCAACTCAGAGATTTTGAGTACTCCGATACCATGGTAAAATTTAAAAGTGAACACCTTTTGGAACAAAACAGTTTTAAAGGAAAATCCATCGATGGCAAACGACGCGCACCTATAACTTTACAGGTCATTAAACGTATTGTCCACAAAAAGATGGACCGCTATAAAGAAACAGAAAAAATACAGTTTATATATGGAAATTAACGAATTAGTCAAGAATAAGCATAATTTTAATTTAGCGGGAATCATCCCCGTTGCTGGGCAACCCTTAGATTTTAATTTTCCATGGCACGATGCTCTTGCTCCAATTGGACATAATTACTTAGCAGTAGAGAAAGCAGTCTTTAATTGCGCTATTGCCGGATGCGATACAATTTGGCTTGTATGCCCTAAAGATATGCAGCCTCTTATTCGTTATAGGTTGGGGGACTACATTGTAGACCCAATTAAGTATTATGAGAGCGTCAAATTTGCCAAGATACCTAAAACCAGAGAAATACCAATATATTATTGTGCAATGGAGCCAAAAAATGTTGACAGACGAGATTGTCTAGCATGGAGCATCATTACAGGCGCACAGTATTCTTATCAGGTAGGAAAACAAATTAGCCGATGGACAACACCTGACAGGTATTTTGTGTCTTTTCCTTATGGTATGTTTACTCCTTATTACATGAGTGATGCAAGAGCAAAGATTAGTAGCAATGACCCGTTTTATGTGTCATATGAAGGTAAGAGTTTTAAAGATGGTTTATATCTTCCTTTTACTTTCACTCCTGAAGATTTTCTACAATGCAGAAGAACATTTAGAAAGAATGAAGCTAGGGGCTATGATTCTAATGTAGAAAGGTTACCTCTTGAAGAAAGATACACCGGTCGTTATTTTACGCACGATTTTGTGTTTAATGAAGTAATTACCGATGACGCTACGGTGGTGGAACTTCCATGGTATTATGATATATCCAGCTGGGATAAATTAAAGCTTTGGTTGGGAAGCGAACATAAACTTAAAAAGCCTCCTAAGTTTATATCTTCTTATAATGAATGGAATCCTCTGGGAAAAGATGTAGAAGAATGATTAATTAGGACTAATTATAATAATGAAACTCCTATTTGAAAATTGGCGAAGGTATTTAAAGGAAGTCGATCCTTTTGCCGCAACGCCTTTAGCTAAACCAGCGCGCTCCAAAAATGTTGGCGCTGCAGTCAACACATCACTATCTACTACTGCTCCTCGCCGCGCCGGTGATATACCAGAAGAAACACGTGAAAAGTATTTTGGCGCAAATCCAGATAATTTACCGTGTATTCAAGATCTAAGAAGACCACCAGAAACAAGAAAGCGTCAGCCGCCAGGATCGCCAAGGGTCAAAACTATTATAGTTGACATTGCGAGCAAAGCCTATGACTTTTATGATTGTATGGAGCGCGCCGGTTATAATAAAATAGGCGAAGGCACCTTTAGAACAGTATTCGATATCCCCAATAAACCACATTTAGTTCTTAAAACCCCCAACCCTGCTAGGATGTTAGAGAGTCCAAGGAATCGTAGGGATATCCTAGAGATGAACAAAAGAGAAGCGCAGGGGGCCTTTCAAACAACTTCAGATTTAGTTGTAAAAGTCTATGATAGTGCAGAAGATTATTTTTGGATCGTATCAGAGAAAGTTGTCCCCATAAAGACTTGGGGTGCAATGCAAGAGTTTTTTCCAGTTTGGAAACATGAACGTGCTGAAGATTTTGTATCTTGGTTTAAGAAACTGATTGACTCTAAAACATTACCTGACGTTGCAGCAGAACAGATAAATAAACGAGCAGAATATCGAGCAGAACATGATATGGGCTACGAATATAAAGAAAGAGGAAAAGAACTAGTTAACGATCCTCTTATTTTGGACATTCGTGATCTTTTAGGTCAGTTTAAACTTCCGTCTCGGGATATTCGCCCACACAACGTTGGGTATGCCATGCGAAACGGAAAAAAACAATTTGTTATAATCGATCCCGGATTTATGTTGGATAAATTGGGCATCGGCAGTCCTACAGTTAGAAGCTGGACACCGGCGGCATTAATGGACACTAATGCTGCTGCAGCAAATTTGATGGATTTAAATTAATATAAGGAGCCAATAAAATGAAAATCACAAAATCGTTATTAAAGAAGCTTATTAAAGAAGAGTTACAAAAACTATTACAGTGACCAGAATTCGGTGGGGAGTCTCCTCACGCTGGACACGAACATCCAGGGTTTCCCTCTGAAGCGACGTGTGAAGAAATGCATCCAGGCACAGAACACGAGCAATGGTTATTACAACAGGGAATTTGAAGACTAATGAAACTACTATTTGAAAATTGGCGACAGTATATAAGCGAAGATGCCATTGATTTAGCATCTCGTCGTAAAACTAATGAAAAAGAATTTGTTTTTAGCGCAGACGAGCTTAACGCTCTCAATAGCGCCATGGCTGAAATTGTTAATTCTGCAAAACAAGTTTTAGGCGCAGATGGCGAAACACCACAAGTTTCTCCGGAATCCCTAGAACAAATTGAACTAGCGGTACCAATGCAAAAGGTTGCAGAACAAACGGGTAAAGAGCTTGGATTAACATCACAACAAGCTAGCGAAGCTAGTCCAGAACAAATGGGTCTTAGAAAACAATACTACGGACCAGAGGGAGAATTAACCAAAGGTGGTCCAAAAGCTGTCAGAGGCTTAGAAAAAGGTCTTGGTCAAATGTCTGCTGAAGAATTTGAAGAAACCGGATATGTCATGAAAGTACCTCAAAGTGTTCTAGATGACTTCAGACAATTGGTCGAAAGCACAAAAGAAACTGACGGACTTTATGAAGAAGCTAGAGATTGGTACCATGATATACGACAGTTACTCGATAGAGAGACAGAGAGTGACCGCGACAGCGCCTTACTGGGTCTTTTGATTGCCACCTACTCTCCACGTGCTAAGTTCGCTCTAAATCTCTCGGAAGCGGTTTTTATGTACAAGGCTGTACAAGAAGATGCCCTAGAAAATCCAGAAGGTCTTATGGCATATCTTGAGACGTTTCCAGGCTCAGAAAAAAGAACCGCAGGAGAATCTAGAGGATTTACAAACGCACACAAAGTTCCTAATTTTGCTTTAAATCTTATTGCACCAGGATTAGCTGGTGAAAAAAGTGAAACTGGAGCAATTGCTTATAATGAAATGTATGAGTGGAACTCTACGATTGATACCTGGATGATTGATGCTTTTTATCCCTCGCTAAGAAAAGCTTCTACTGCAAAAGAGTGGGATGGTATTAAAGGTCAACTAATGTCTAATGTTGTTTCTTATAGATACATGGCAAGAATGGTTGCGAAAGAAGCTAGAAATTTAAATCTCTTACCACACGAACTTCAAGCTTTAATCTGGGTTTCATCCCAGATTAAACAAACTGGAGAAACAGGATTGGGAGTAACAACACAATTTGCTTTTAACCAGATTCGAGAAGCAATCACAAATATTGCGGAGATCAATGATGACTTAAGAGCAATTAAAAAATTAGATGAAGATGACTGGCTTGGAACAATTATTGATACAATTGATAATAAAGGTTTTGAAGATGCATCAAAATATCTTTTAGGAATTAAAGATGAAAAAGGAAAAATAACCACACCTGGGATTAGAAGCATTACATCTAGTGGCAAAAAAGGTTCGGCATTTAAATACTTTCCAGCTCCTGAAAAGGTGAAAAAAGAAAAGGGTCCGAAAAAGGCAAAAGCAAAAGGCGCCAAAGAAGAAAAAGAAATGAAACCGTTTCAAGATCCACAGTTTAGTGACCTTAAGACATTTTATGTTATGAACAGTGTTATACAGATGCCAACTGGTAAATTTAATAATTTATATGATTCTATTATGCTTTATTTAGATCCTGAATTTTCAACTGATAAAGCTACGCAGCATATTTTAGGAAGATTTGATCCAGAATCCAAAGCGAGCAAAGACTATTTTATAAAAGAAAATAAAATTAGGTTAAGAATACGAAGGTGAAATTACTATTTGAAAATTGGCGAGAGTATTTAAATGACGATCCAGCAGAAGAGGTTATTGATGCTTTAGTCGAAATGGGTGGTGAGGAAGATGGAGTGACAGTAACAGGTCCGGCGCCAATAAAACAAACTTCTCTTTCGACCCAAAACGGTTTTATATGGATCCATTGGATTGAGGGAGATGGCAGTGGAGGCGCCTGGAAATTTCTTCATAATGTTATATCTCAAGTCGCACCAAACACTCCTATTGCATTAGAAGCCAACTATGTGTCGGCGCCGTTTTGGTTTAAACAAGGTTTCGATGAAATTAGTATGGAAGAAGCAGAGGGAATATATCCTAATATTGAACCAGACAATAGTTTTTTTCAGAAAGAACCTGAACCTGCGGTAGAGGAAATATTATAAATGAAGCTTCTATTTGAAAATTGGCGCCAGTATTTAAATGAAAACATGGGTAGAGAAATATGGTACCATTTAACAACGTCAGACAGAGCCGAACTTATTGAAAAAGAGGGTCTTAAAATTAATCAAGAATCATGTTTAACCACCGAAACTGGGAAATGGGCAAAAGAATATTATGGTATATGCCCTATATACCTTTCTTTAGAACCCTATATAAAAAGAGAAGAACTGCCTGAATGGGGTTTAGAAAGTGCGGTCTTATTTGAGGTTGATGTCACGAGAATGTCTCTCGTCGCTGATTTGCAAATGCTGGTTGATAAAGGTGCGATGGTTGATCAAGACTCAGATATGCTTTGGTGGGAAGAAAATGAAGAACCTGAAATGTTAAAAGAGTTCTTAGATGATGGTGCAATTGAAATATCTCGTTTATTGAACGATCCAGATGTTGTTGATGCTGCGATCCAGACCACTAAAACTGCTGCTGTGACGGAAGATATCTTGCCCGAACAAATAGAAAGGAGTGATTATTAAGTGAAACTACTATTTAAAAATTTTAAAAATTTTATTACAGAAGGTGAAGTTGTTCCTTTTAGAAAGCCTTATGATATGAATGAGTGGGAACAATTTACTCAAGAACTTAGCGCTCTTTTAGCTACGTATGGTTTTCAAGATCAACAAACTGATTACGACAATTATGGTCAATTATATATAACAGTTAATACTAATTTAATTAAAGGGCAAGATTTGGTAGATAAAGCTGAAGGAGTTCCTTCTGTTGTTGGTTCTGGAAGACCTTTAGATATGCCTGAAGGAAATAAGCTTTATTGGATGAAAGACGAAGATTTCGAAGACCCTCAAGACTTTAAATATCACTGGGAGAAAGAAAAAGACTAATGAAACTACTATTTGAAAATTGGCGAAAATATCTTTTGAATGAAATGATTTCGCTTGAACAAGCCAAAGAAAATCTTGATCGTCAAGGTACACTAAAGATCGTAAAGAATTATAAATATGAAAATCCAGAGGCTAAGATCGACCAAGACGGATATCCGAGCAGTGAAGATCTGCGTGATCACTATAAAAGATGGCTTTTGAGCATAGTTGAAAAACGCACTGATTTAACTGATGACCAAAAAGGGCTGGCTGTTACTTGGTTAAACAAGCTTGGGCGACACGGCGCAACTGGGTTTGCGCGAGAGGTGATGAACGACTTTAACGTTCCCGGTGCTGATCTTGCGCACAAGCGTGCCCTGGGGAATTCTTTTGAAAAGTTTTTCCATAATAAAGATTTTATGCCTCAGAAAGATTTAATGAAAATTAAATCAGTTTCTGAATTTAAATTAATGGTGCATAAAGTAGGAGACGCTATCGATCAACACAGACGGTCAAAATTGAAATCGCCGGAAATGATTATCGAGGGTACAACATTTTTAAGAGGTGACTGGGTACCGAATGCATTAACGGTACCCCTTTCACACGAAAAACTTGAAACAGTGGGACACGACGGGTGGGTTATTATGGAAATCCACAATAAAGCAGCTTCTTGTTTTCACGGCACTGCAGATTGGTGTACTGCTGCTCCTGGCTTAGATTATTTTGAAAATTATTACAAAGAAGACGATCCATTGTTTATTTTCCAAAATAAAAGCAATTTAAATAAATTTCAATTCCATTATGGTACATCCCAATTTATGGATTCGAAGGATAACCGTGTTAATGACGAATCTTTTAAAGTATTGCACAATATGCTTAAGCAAACAGAAGCATATAATAAGTATGAGAGGCTTAGGATATTTGATTTAGAGAGAATGGTGAAGAGAGCGCCACGGGACATTGATGGATCACAGGCACAGGCGCAGATAGGTGAGATGAGGGAAATCCTGAATTCTTTAAAAGATCCTTATGGCATGGCAAACTCATTAGCAGATCTGGCAACTTACCAACATTTTGATATTCCAACATACATTTTAAGATGGCTAGCCAGTGAAGAGTTTTATAAATATACTGGAGTTGCTTTAAGAATTGTTAGATATCATCAGATTGTTCCTTCGGATATCTTGCAGGATATAGCAGACAATAATCCGAAACGAAGAACAAGGGACACAGCTGAAGCTGTTTTAAGAATGAGAAAAGCTCCGTCACACCCGCGATCAGAAAGAGAACTAAATGAAACTACTATTTGAAAATTGGCGACAGTATTTGAAAGAGGAGCAACAGTCATTAATGGGAGCTATGGTTAGTTTTGAAAAGGACTATACAATTAGTTTATCTTTAGCTA